CCTCTGCTCGTATCCCTCCCCGCCGAATCCCCAGGAGGTCCGGTGGCATCAACGGAGCCGGCCGAAGAGGCCACAGAGCCGATTGACGAGCTCGCCGAGCTGCGCAGCGACTACTTGGCGTTGGGGATTCTGCTTGGTCTCGCTGAAGGGTCGGCTGCTGCGGCGATTGCTCGTGAGCGTCGGATCATGCGTGCGCGGCTGATGGAGATCCAGAAGCCCAAGGAGGGGACGAAGATCGATGAGGTGGCAGCGAAGCGCGAATCTAAGGCCGCTGTTGCTGCTGTGCCCGCTCGCCGGCGCAAGTCTCGATGAGGCCCATGCGGCGATAGAGGTCTGGGAGTTCTACTCCGGCAAGACCCTCGATGACGACCAGAAGTTGGCTGTCGAGTTGATGATGTGCGAGACCGTCGACCGGTTGTGGGCGGCGCCGACGACCGGCCGGGCGAAGGCCCGCCAGTGCGGCAAGGGTGACGAGATCGAGGTGCCTGAGTTCTGGGACCTGACCCGCCGTGGTGGGTTCATCCTCCACACGGCGCACGAGGACCCGACGGCGAAGTCGGCTCACGAGCGGATGGATGCACTGCTCGACTCGCATCGAGATCTCCGCAACCTGGTGAAGCAGGTGCGGGTGTCGAACGGCACCCGATCGATCGAGACGAAGCTCGGCGAGGCGCACTACCGCACCCGCACGAACGACACCGGCCGAGGCCTCGACGACATCAGCCGCCTCGTTGTCGACGAAGCCCAGCACGCCCGCGAAGAGCAGCTGGCCAGTGCGTCGAACACGGTGCTTGCCAACCCGAATCCGCAGATCAACTTCCTTGGCTCGGCCGGCATCAAGGGGAAGTCGGCGATCTGGTGGAACCTGCGGTTGCAGGGGTGGCGCGGAGAGAACGACGGGTTCGCATACCTGGAGCATTCGGCCGAGAAGATCGAAGTCGACGAGGACGGCGAACCAGTGTTCATCGCTCCTGAGGATGTGACGAATCCGAAGGTGTGGCTGACCGCGGTGACGGCCTTGAAGTCGGGGCGCATCACGGTCGCCAAGCTGCAGCAGCAACTCCGCATCAACGGCCCGGACGTGTTCGCGCGGGAGAACCTGTGCATCTGGGACCCGCCAACCGGGCTGCTCTCAGGCAAGGCAAAGATCGACCCGCACGAGTGGCGCAAGTGCGCCGACCTGGGCAGCAAGATCATGGGTCGCATCGTCGTCGCCGTGGACACCACGTACGACCTCGACCGCTCGACGCTCGGTGTCGTCGGCCGTAACGCAAGCGGCCGGCGCATCGTCGAGATCGTGCAGCACGACGACGGGTCGCACTGGCTCGAGGTGGCGTTGCTCGACGTGTTCGAACGCAACCAGGTGACCGCCGTGACGTGGGATGCGTCGGGGCCGGCGAAGGCGTTGCGGCCGATGCTGGAGCGGATCGTGGCGGAGCACAACAAGCACTTGCCCGATGACCGCAAGATCAAGCTCGAGCCGTTGACGATGGGCCGTTACCAGGCGAGCTGCGCCGCATTCGTGGCCGACGTGACCGCTGTGACGATCGGGCATCGAAGCGACACCCGGTTGACGAACCTCGCCGTGTCGGTGCCGGCTCGCAAGGTTGGTGAGGGCTGGGTGTGGGATCGCCGCGGCGGTGACATCGGGCCGCTGGTGGTGGCGACCTGTGCGGCGTCGGTCGCCGAAGGGTTGCCGATGAATGAGCGGCGCAGTGCCTACGAGGATTCCGGCCTGACGGTCGTGTGAAAGGTGGTCGCCATGTGGGCATTGATCGTGGCGGTAGTCCTCATCGTGTTCGTTCTCCCGGTCGCCCTGGTGGCGCGCTGGTGGACATGGAAACCCGTCATCAAGCAGCGAGTGCTGGTGCAAACCGACTTCGACGTGACGTTCTCGGGCGTGATCCTGTCGCGCCGCGGTCAGTTGCTCGTGCTCGGCGATGTCACCGTTGGTGTGGCTGGCGGCGATTCACGGCGTGCTGATGGTGTTGTGATCGTCGAGCGGCCGCGGGTGACGTGGATGCAGGTCGCCTGAGATGCCCGTTCAGGTCATCGTCGACGGCCAGCCAGTCACACTCGACGGCCGTCTCTGGGCGTTCGACACGACCATTCGGCCCCTCACTTCGGTTGCGTACATCGGTTCCGACCTGAGCGACCCGATCGAGGTGTACCGCACGCAGCGCAGCGTGCGCACCGTCACTGAGTTCTTGGCTCGCAACATCGCCCAGATCGCCATCCACCCGTTCACCCCGCAAGACAACGGCGACCGCATCCGCCTGAAGAAGGGCCCGCTCGCACGGCTCTTGAGGCTGCCGTCGCACACTGCCACACCGTTCGAGTTCATGCACTCGCTAGTGCTCGACATCTGCCTGTTCGACCGTTACGCCTCGCTGATCGTGGAAACGGCCGGCAAGCCTGAGCTGGTCCGGTTGCCGCCCGACACGTGGGTGTTCAAGCGCGACGGTCTGCGCCGCCCCGTCGAGATCATCCACACCAACGTCGCTGGCAAGACCGTCACTATCCCACTGTCGCAGGTGCTGTGGCTCGACGGCTACCCGGTGGGTGGCACGTCCCCACTGGAAGCGCTCGCCGACATGCTTGCCGAGGAACGCGAGTCGTCGAAGTACCGCCGTGAACTCTGGGAGGGCGGCGCCCGGATGCCGGGCTGGATCGAACGCCCGGTCGACGCACCGCCGTGGGCGGTGCCGCTCACGCCCGGCGGAGAGTCAGCGCGTGACAAGTTCCGCACCGCCTGGCAGACCTACGCGTCGGGCGGCCTGAAGGCTGGTCGCACGCCCCTTCTCGAAGACGGCATGAAGTATCACGCTGAACCGGGCGGCATCACGCCCGAGTCGGCGCAGCAGCTCGAGGCGCGCAAGTTCTCGATCGCTGAGACGGCCGCCTTCTTCCACGTGCCGCCCGTGTTTGTCGGGCTGCTCGACAACGCCAACTACTCGAACGTCACCGCGTACCGCGAGATCCTGTACTCCGACACGTTGGGTACCTGGCTGCAGCAGATTCAGCAGGCCTTCAACGCCCGACTGTTGACGCACCCGCTGATCGGCGCCGACGAGGCCGACTACGTCGAGTTCAACGTCGCCGAGAAGTTGCGCATGTCGTTCGACGAGCAGGCGCGCATCTTCCAGATGGCGACCGGGGCGCCGATCCTGGCCCGCTCCGAAGCCCGCCAGCGACTGAACCTGCCGTACATCCCGGGCACCGAGCAGTTGATCCTGCCGCTGAACCTGGCAGTTGCCACGGAGACACCGTGAACCCCACCGACAAGGAGGCGGCCCGATGAGCCGACACACGAAGAAGCCGCCGGCGTCGTCCGCTGAGGTGCGAGCGTTCCTGGCGAACCGAGCCACCACCCGCCCCACCAACTCCGAGCCGAACGTGGCGCTCGCCGGCACCACCGCCACGATCCGCCTGTACGACCCGATCGATTCGTGGGGCGGCTGGTGGGGGATGAGCGCCGCCGAGGTTGCTGACGCCGTCGACAAGCTGCCGGCCGACGTGACCGAGATCCGACTGCTGATCAACTCGCCCGGCGGCGACGTGTTCGATGGCGTGGCGATCACCAACATCCTCGGGGCCCACCCCGCCCGCATCGTCGCCGTCGTGCAGGGCATCGCCGCATCCGCTGCATCGTTCATCGCGACGAGCGCCGACGAGCTCGTGATGAACCCGGGCTCGATGCTGATGATCCACGACGCATCGGGCGGCGTGTGGGGCTGGGCCGACGACATGCGCCAGATGGCGACGCTGCTCGATCAGATCTCCGACAACATCGCCGGCATGTACGCCACCAAGGCTGGTGGCACCACTGCCGAGTGGCGCGAACGGATGCTCGCCGAGACGTGGTACACCGCCGAAGAGGCCGTGACCGCTGGCCTGGCCAACTCGGTTGGCGCTGCCAGCGCGGATGACGCGCCCTTCGGCGCCGACGTCGACGAGGACCCGTCGCCATTCTTCGAAGATCGGTTCTCGATGACCGCCGCCCAGGCGCGCGAGTTCCTCAACCTCCCCAAGCTCGAAGTCCACCAGGACAACGACGACGCACCCCGCGTCGAATCCCGGCCACGGCCCAACGCCGCACGGCTGGCGCTGCTCAACCTCTGAGCGCTTTCCAACCCCCAATGAAAGGAGTAGTCAAATCATGGCTACTTTGACCGAGCGCCTTGCCGAGATTCGCGCCCAGGCCACCACCATCGTCGACGTCGCGGACAGCGAAGGCCGACCCCTCAACGCGGACGAGCAGGCCCGCTTCGACGCTCTCGTCGAGCAGGGCGCCCCGATCCGCAACGCCATCGAGGCTCAGGTCGCCGTGCGCAACGCACTCGACGACATGGCCACTGACAGCCCCGCACCGCGTGCGACGACCACCGGTGGCCGCCCGAGCAGCCTCGGTCAGCGCTTCATCGACAGCCCCGTCATGCAGAACCTGCGCCGGCAGTACCCGAACGGCATCCCGTCGGGCACCAAGGTGGAGACCGGCAGCGTCAACCTCGGCCGGATCAGCAACGCGTTGCTGACCGACCCGGGCCTGACCCCGCCGCTGCACGTCATCGACGCCCCGACCGGCGTTGCGGTGATGACCCTGATGGACGCCATCACCGTCATCGACGACGCGCCCCCGACGATCAAGCACTACACGGCCGCGTTCACCAACGCCGCCGCCGTGGTCGCCGAAGGCGTCGCCAAGCCCGAGGCCACGCTGACCTGGACTCCGGTCACCCTCAACCAGGAAGTGGTTGCTCACTGGATCCCGGTGACCAACCAGTCGCTGAGCCACAACGCCCTGATGCGCGGCATCATCGACGCCTTCCTCGTCAATGGCGTCCGCGCTCGCGTCCAGACCGAGATCGCCACC